GCCGGGATTGCCCACTGTTGAAGCGCACGGGCTGTTTCTGTTCTAACACCCATCGCGGCCTGTTGAATGGTGTTGTGAATGGTCAACATGCGGCGGAAGGCAAAGAGCGTTTCTTGATCGCCGGTCTGGGCGGCCCTTGCAAGTTCGGTTAGCTTTTCACCGGATGACGCCCAAAGCTGTCGGAGCGCATATTGCTCTTCTGCATTCATGGCAAGCGAGCTATCAGCCCTGCGTTTGCCTGTTAGTAGCTCCCACGCATTCTCATCACCCGCCGCTGCAACTGTTCGGATATTCGAGCGCTTGCCGCGTTGTGCGTTTTTGATCTCAGCGCGCTGCCCTTCCGCCATGCGGCTGACAGTTGTAAGCACATCATCCTGACTATTGAACTTTGACCAGTTGATAATGTCTTTTGTGTTTTCAAGTTCAGGTAGTGGCGGCGGTTTCTTGCCGAGTTGCGGCCCTGACTGAGCCGGTGCAAGCCGTGCCTGCATTGTGTGCGGATCTTCTGCCTGACGTCGTCCTAAAACCCGGTCAACTTCCGCCCATTGATCAGCATCAGCCTTTGGAACGTCAGCATAAACCAACCTGTCGCCTTCACCGACTTTCGAACGCACTTCGTCCAGGTTGCGGCTGTACGTTAGAACTTTGCCCTCTTGCGCCTCTTTAGCGCCTGCTACAGCGTAATATCTGACGTTACCGTCAGCTACGTCCGGAAACCTATAAGCGCCCTTATCGAGCCCCTTAGCGGCTACTTGCAATGGCACTTCAACATGCACGTGCTTTAGCTTGCCTTCGATCCGGACAACTTCATCCGCGTTTGAACCGCCGAGCAATTGATCGACCTTAGCGCCCACGTCGGCCGGCGGTTCGGCGGTTTGATTGGCGACAACTTTCGCCTCAAGTTCCTTGTGTGTGTTTACGCCGGCTAGCTCTTTCGCCTTACGCATTTGACGCATGACACGCAAGCCCTGCAAGAAACCCGCAAACGCAACATCCGTTACACTGCCGGCAACCGCGTTTTTAAGGCGTCCGATAAGCTCCGGCGTTTCTTTGTCAGTTGCCAAAAACTCAACGACAACATTTCCTTTTCCGCCAAGGTCTTTAATCAGGTTGGCCAAGTTCCCTTCCTGGCCATCAAAGAACGCGAAGTCTGTTGCGGCGGCTTTCGCTACCTGACCACCAAAGCTTGCAGCTTTAACAGGCATCGCCGCAAATCCAGTCACAAATTGTGTAACGCTGCGCCCGATTGCGCCAGTGTAGCTTTTGGGGTCGCCAGAAACGTTCGGCAACTTCACACTGTGATCGCCTGGCTTCATTGGTTTTGACGTATCGCCACCGACACGCAAATCTGCAATATTATTGTTAAGCCAGACTGCAAGCTCATCAACTAACGCTATTGCACTGTTAACCGCGCGTACCGGCCCACCAATTGCGATATGTTTGAAATCAGTTGTAACGCCTGTCCCGATGTCCTTGGCAACCGCGCCAGCTGCATCAGCTGCCGGCTCAATCATCTTATAGACGTTGTACAGCGTGCGTAGGTTTTCATTGACGAAACCTTGAACACCGCTTTCCTGTTGTTGCTTGGCTAATTCTAATTCCTGCGGAGTAGTCACGCCATTTTCAAGCGCAAACTGCTCCATTTCTTTCTGTGTTTTTGCCTGCTCGCGTTCTTTGATGCGGTCGGCGTATTCCTCATCAATCGGCTTGCCGAATTGCTCACGGTACGCTTGCACCATATCCGCTGGCAAACCGCTTTCGCTTGGCTTAGCGCTTGCCAATTTAAGCTCTTTCGGCGCTAGGTCGCGTTGCCGTGTTGCTGGTTTCTCATCAAGAACGTTATAGCTTGGCTGTTGCGCTGGCATAGCCGGTTGTGGTGGCGCTTGAACAGGCGGCTGCATTGGCTCTTGTTCTTGCTTAGGCGCGTCAATCTTTAGGACCATTACTCATCGCCCTCCGATTGCTTTGCCTGCAAAGCTGCAAGTGCCTTCATTCCAGCTTCGTTGACTTCGAAGCCCTTGTCTGTTTGCTTGAATGGGATACCGTTTTTCTTGACGATCTCTATCAGGCTGTCGTCAAAGATAACGTAATTATATGTTCCGCCTTCAGCGCCGCGAGATCCTGCATCTTTGTACTTGATGCCGGGAATGCCTGCTTCTTTGAGAATCTCTTGGGATCGTCTCGGATCAATAAATGCATCATTCACAGTGTTACGAATTGCTGTCCAGCCAGCCATGCCACTTTCATCAGGCGGAGGGTCGCTTACTTTTTTCTCTAACTCCTGATATGATTTGACGCCATGTTGATTCAGAACCTCGCGAACACGCGCACTCTGCTGATCAAACGGCTTATCCCAATCCAGAAAATCATCCTTGTTGGCTTTTATGTTGACTTCGTAAACGTTACCCGGACGCGCCGTTACAATGTCATTTGCATGATTTTGAATTGCCTGCCGAACCCTGCCGAGATCTTCTGCAATTTCCAGATGTGTCGCCGTTCCTGATTTCTTATAGCCAGCAATCTTTTCGTCGATGTTTTTCAAGGCGACAGACACGTCACCCTCTGCCTGTGCAAGTTGGCTTATAGCATTGTTTTCTATGTAGTTTCGCCCCGCTACGTTGTCGCTCAGACCTTCAATTGTGTTTCTAAAACGCTTCTCCGCTCCCGCGTCTTTCCATGTGAAGCTTTCGCCGTGCCGGTGTCTTAGTGCTAAATTCTTTCGGTATTCGTTCGCCACTTTCGGATTATCAGCAAAATACAGCCCATGCCCATAGGCTTGTGCCCCTTCACCGGTTCCAATCTTATCCATAGAGAACTTATCGAAGTCATGCGGTGAACCGTGATAGGCTGTAACTCCGGACGCCTGACGTGTGCGCGCGCCGATCGCTGCCGCTCTTGCTGGTGCTCCTGCTGCTGCCACGCCTGCTGCTCCTAGTGCATCTACGTTTTGCGCCGCTGCCTGGTAAGCAGCGGCATTATCAAAAGGGCGCCCCGGTTCCCCCGTAACTAACGGGGTTTGCCCTGACATTTGATTAGCTGTTGCGCCAACCACTTGCATCACCAGTTGTTCAACCATCTGTTGCGGCAATCCTGTTTGCTGCACAAAATTCTGTATCCAGCCAGCAGCCGCGCCGAGCACTTGGTTTTGGACGGCCTCAACCGCGCCATCCATAGGCAGATTGGCCAGTCCTTGGTCTAGGGTTTGTGGAATTGGTGAATGCTGCACTGTTGACGGAACGGTTTCCGATACGCCTTTAACCTGGCTTTGTCCGGTTGGCAGCTGCAAACCACGTGTAAAATTCGGTATAGCTGGCTTAACTTTATCGCCTGATGTTTCAAGCATCTTCTGCCACTGCTTAAGTAGCTGCCATTGCTTCCCGGCTTCCTCTCGCGTGATGTTCCCGGCCTTCAACTCGCCAAGCAGCTTAATACGTGTTGCCTGAACTTCCTCAAGTGTCATGGCTTCACGGCCAACACTGGTATGCGTCGGCATGGCGAGCCCGTTGCGCGCATCCTGGATCTGATTTGTTTTGCGCTGCTTGATTAGGCTTTCGGTGTAGGTCTGGAGTTCTTTGCGATCAAATTCCTGACCATTCTTCTCAACGTAGTTATCAAACTGCTCGAGGCTGTTGGTATAGGCTTGGCGCTGTTCTGGCGTGGCGTCCGAGGATGGTCGCAGCTGGCTTTTTAAAAGCGATCGTTGCTCTTTCACCCATGCCGGAGCGGATGACTTGGGGTTGAGTTCACGCGTTGCCTTTGCATAGATCTTATCAAATGCTGACTTGCTAAGCTGGCCATTCTTATAAGCTTCTGATGCTTCGTTGATCACATCTTCTGGTGATGTGTCCGATCGTTCAAGTAAGCCAGTGTAGATTTCTGGATCGGTGACGCGCGCAACCTTTGAGTTAAGCTTCGTCATGAAACGATCGTACATCGAATTAGGTAGTTTGCCGGCGTTGTCTTCGAGCCATTCCTTTGTCAATTCGCCTTTGTGGAATAGCTCTAGGCCGGTGCGAACAGTTTCTTTTTCCTGCTCACGTTCAACGCGGGCTGTCTCAATTTCTTGTCGGCGCTCCATTTGCTCGGAATAAGCTTCGATGTTCTTTTCTTCTGCAAAGAGCTTGCGGACAAACTGATCATGTATTGTGTTTCCCGTTGGTGGTTGTCCGGGTCGGTTGTCTTCAATCTCAACCCGTTGCGCGTTTCCAACTTGCGCTAAAACCTTATTGGCATACCGTGAATGCTGCAAAACCTCGTTTGGCCGGCGCACCGAACCAAAATAGGCATCATATCCTTGTTGGCCGTTGCGAATGTATCCACTCCGCAACGTGAACCGCTCGCCAACACGAATAAGAGCGCCAATGTTTTTTCCTGGATCGTTAACATCCTGCCACGTTTTCAGCCCGTACTCACCGCGATTAAATTGCAGCGGCCCAAATGAATTTTCGCCACGTGGCGTTGTGCGAAATCTCTGCAATGACCCATCGCGGCCAACGCGTGCAATACGCCCGCCACTTTCTTGCCGAAGCAGCATTGTGAAAAATCGCGCCCACTCCCGTGGAGATCCGGTCGTAATGCCAAATTGCGCCCCGTCTTTCGGCACAAAGCCATTCAGCCGAGATGATGCAACTTGCGAGATTGCCGCTTGTGCGAAGCTGACGCTGTCCACACGGTCGCCGATTATCTTGATTTGACCGTTAAACGCTGGTGCGGTTCCCTTATTATGGAAAGCGCCGCCAAGGTGTTGCCGGATTGTTGATTGAGCCCACCGCGGAACGCTATTCGAAGAGTAATTCGGACCCCATGCACGCCGGCCGCCCTTATCAATATGAATTGCGTTCGGATAAACGCCGATACCATTGAACCCCAACGCCGACGCTTGTCGGATTAAGCGCAAGCGATCTTCTGTATTGAAGCCGCGAACGTTGATATCTATTGCGTTGCCGTGTACGTGCTGGCTTCCCTTTGCGCCGCCCACTGCCGCGTTATGTGCTGCTGTCCGATGCGCTGAATTGATCTGCAATGATTGCCCGAATCTCTGCTGCAGTTGAGAGAATCCGGCGACAACATCTTGCCGCACACCGCGCAATTTCTTTGCCTGACCGGACGACAATGGAACTGACGTGTTGCGTGTTGGTTCGGCTGCTTTTCGGCTTTGCGCACGGTCAATTTCATTTTGTGCCTCGGTAAAGGCTTCGCCCAAAATTATTTTCTGCTTACCGTATTCCTCAAGGCTCATGCCCTCCCTGTTTTTCATCAGGTCGTTAAGCTGCTGCGCGGCCACATCCTTTCGCGCTTGCGCATCTTCAACCGTATTCTGGCCTTGCTCTGTTCCAATCCCCTCCATTCCGGAAGGGTTGAACTTATACCGCGCAATAATCTCTTTCGCTGTCTCCGATGCGTTCGGGCCGGCTGCTTTTAACCAGCGATCATAGACCTGTTTGACCGCATGCGCGCGGAGCTGATTCTTAACTTGCGGGCTAGCAACATCACTGCCATCAATCAGCTGGTCAATTTTGCCGAGATATTCGACATTTTGATCTGGATCATCGCCAATGTTCGGAAGCACTTGATTATCAAGCACTTTCTTGGTTTGGTCAAACGCCCACTTCTGGCGATAAACCTGCACATCGCTGAATGACTTGTTGTCGAGTGCCGCGCGTTGCCGTGCAATAAACAGCTGGCCTTCCTGCTGTTTAGATTTTGGTAGACTGTCTAAAAACTTTTTTGCGTTTTGATCAAACGTTGCAAGCCGGTTTGAGCGCCATTCATTCCCGTCACCAGACAATTGCGTCTTTGACTGGTTATATTGCAAATCATTGTTGCCGCCGAATTCCGTTGCCTTGATCTTGAAATCGAAGTTATCAGCCTTGGCTTGTTCGGCTTCTGCATATTTGGCAACGCTACCGGCTGCACTTGCGACTGTTGAGACAATCGAAGCAATCGCTTTAACCTTGGATGCCTCATACTGCGCTTTCTGGCCCCGTGCGCGGGCTTCTGACTTCCGGCTCTCCCCAACAGCCTTATACCCCGCACCGCTGTTGCGCGTGCGTTGTATTGGCCTTGCGTTCAACGATGTGCTAGCGAATGGCCGCCGATCAACCACAGGCATACGAGGCACCTATGATTGTTGCATTGCGCTGGATTGGATACATATTGCTGGCTTTGGGCTTTGTTGTTTTGATAGCGTCGTTGCTCGGTAGCTGGTTTGATGGCGAACCCATCTACTCGATGATGAACCCTTTCAACATCAAGCTACTCGTTACTGCTGTCATAAGCTTAGGGCCGGGACTCGCCCTGCTATGGCTTCACGACTGGCTACGCCGCCGTTACGCTAACAAATGAACTAGGACCACGTGATCCGCCGCCGAGTGTATCGGCTGCGTTATCGTAGTTTTGCGCGCTCTGAATATACGCGTCACGCTGGATGACTAAGTCTTCTGCTTCGTTCATGTGAGAGATGGCCGTGGCTTCTCCGCCCCAGATTTGGACGAGATTGTCGAGCTGTCCTCGTTGTTGGGTTTCGTTGACGACGAGGGCCGCTGATCCGCTTCCGGGGTCGAGGCCGGCGGCAGCAAATCTAGCCGTTTGTCTAGCGACCTGAGAACGTGTCTCCGCGCGCGTTTTTTGAGCCTCGAAGTGTGATTTTTGTAGCTCGGTTCGCGCATTGATCTTCTCAACGATTGCATCTCGTTCGGCAACTTGAGCGGCGGCACGCGCCTTATCCGCCTCGGCGCGGTTCACATCCGCTTGCGCTTGCATCTGCGCTTGTTGCGCCTGGATGCCTGCGACCGTTCCGACAATGGATGCAACGGCTCCGATAAGTCCTACGAGTGGGGCGCAAATGGTTAGGGCCCTCCCCTATGGAATTCGCCGAAATGTTTTGACGCGGCGGCTTCATAAGCAGCGCTTGCTTCTTCTGCGGTTGCAAACATGCCTAAATATTGCAATCTTCCATGAATGCGGATGCTTGCTTGATATGGCCGTTTGTTCACCGTTTTGCGTTGTGTCACGCCACGAAATCCGCTCGTGTTTGTTGAAAACAAACCCGCATTTCCTGCATTGTCCTTGGCATTCGCCAAACGCAAATTAGAAATCCTGTTATCAGCCCGATTTCTATTTACGTGATCAATCCACTTAGGCGGCCATTCACCATTCATGTAAAACCACGCCAGCCTATGTTCGCGATAATTACATTTATCGATTCGAATGATCCGATAGCCCTTAGCGTTAATACATCCCGCAATGCCGCCAGCGCTAGCGCGCGGGCTTGCTCGCATCTTCCATCGAAAAACTCCCGTCTTCGGGTTATAGTCGAGAACTTCAAGCAATCTTTCGTGTGTCAGCATCAGAAGGATTCTTCCGTTTGCATCTCGACAACAAGCGATGTCAGCATAAACGGAAACGGTGTATCGTGCTCAAACCTAACCCGGCATTCACGCGACCAACCGGACGGCGTTGTCAATTCCAGATATTCAGATCGAAGCGGCGGCGAGCTGTCCATTTCGTGCTCTGGCAATCGATAGATGATAGAGTCCATATTACTCGAGTTCGGCCCTATCTTTCCACCTAAAGATCTATAAACATTAGCATAAACTGCGTGTATGTTGCGTGGTCGCGCTGATGCAGATCCTTGTTGCGCGCCAGCTTCGAGATCCATCGTCTCAAGCGCTGCATCTATGGCCAAGCCAACCGAAACCGTCGCGCCGGCTGGGTCAACGTTGAGATTGATTTCACCGTTTGTGACGGTGTGCGTTTCCTGCGATCCATTGTTAAGTACGGATACCGTTTCACCTTCCAGATGATACAGGCCCGTGATTTCCGCATCCGCCGCCGCACCTGAGATGCTGCAATCAACGCCGATATAGGCCGCCTTATAATTATCATCAGATAAGGAAATCGAAGGGTATTGCGCTTGAACTTCGATATATCGTTTCGTCCCGCCGTTGATCGTCCGTTCGGACAAAATATATAAGTCATCGTTTGTTGTGCCTGGGATTGAAACGCACCGCTTAACCTTTCCTGATGTTCCGCCAATGATATGCTTGTGCCACGCCACCACCTGCTGTTGACGTTCATACGTCATGCCAAGCAAATACCCGTCTTCACGCACCGCATAGACGACTTGGTCCGGCTCTAGCTGATAGGCCAACTCAACCATGCCGTCGCCGGTGATGTGTTCAGAAAATATCGTTAGGTCTACAGCCTCATAACTATCACGCGCAAAATCATAGCTGTATTCCCGAAGCTTCTTTGCATTGTTGTCCGGGTCGCCTGATCGTTGCGGAAACAGCGTAATCCGGCCAATCCGAATAGGTGCCGTCGCGGATGATCCGAACGTGGTCTGTGGTGCAACGCGAATGTTAGACGGTGTGAGCGCTTCGTTGTTTGCACTCGTGCCAATCGACATTTCAGAACTAGACGTTCCGGCTGTTAACACCGTGCCTGGTGATAGCCACCGGATCACATCGGCCTGACCAGATCCGATCGTTGCGATAATGGCGTCGCTGTCTTCTGTCCCATCCTCAAAATCGCTGAATATACCCGATCGGCTTGCCCATATCGTTTGCGGCTCGCCAGCTGTTGAAGCAAACCAAAGCCGGTTTTCGTGGAAGGCAACTTCACTCGGATAACCATCCTTACCATTCCAGCTACCAATCTCATAAAGACTGATTGCAGATGTTCTGATGCTCTCCGGCATTTGATTATGAATGATTTGGACAGTCACCACCGTTGACGATGTGTAAGCCGTTATTTTGAGAACGCATGTCGTGTCATGCAGATACGTTGCATCGAAGTAGCCAGCTGTACCCGATGGGTAAACCCGCACAGTTCCTTGTTGGTGTGTTGGGACACGCGTAACCTGGCCCCAATCTGATATTGTCGTGACGTTACTCACGCCATAGACAAAACCATCTGTGGTGTATTGGTCGCCGTTAGCTAGGCTTGCCGATCCATCCCCAAGCGATGCGCCCTGAATCCCCGTTTCCGTTTGGGTTGCGTCGCCACTGTCGCCGCCTTCCCGAACCCGGATTAAAGCGCCAACCATATCAGACGTGAATATGCCACTCGTTGCCGTGCAGGTCGCCGTTGATCCGACCGCCTGCGTTCCGTATGTGGTGGCTGATGCTGACCAGCTACTAAACGTCAAGGTTTCCGACGTATCGCCGTTGAGCGGCTGGAATGGCCCTTTCTCAAAGCCGAATTCCGCCAAGGTCCATGCGGTATGTGATGTCCGCGTGATCGTCTTAGGCTTTTGATCCGGATGGCAGATATACAGAACATCGTTGGTCTGGGCGAATTGCAGATCTGGCAACTGGCTCTCAGTGTAAGTCGTGGCTAGCTCCACAATCTCGGATGCCGTTCCGCCTGATGTGTACGTGCCGAAACTAGTGCTGTCCTCACCGGATAGTTCGAACGTGTTGGCCGTCGTATTCGCAACCAGAAAACGCCGGTTGTTAAGCTGGTGCATACCGCCAACACTGCCGATATAGACATAGTCACCGTTTGAAAGTGTGTGCCCGGTCGATGTCACAACAGCAGGGTTTGCATTCGTGATGCCGGTGATGTTATTGGCCGCGTGCGTGATCAAAGCGCCATCGCGAAAAAACCAAACATAGCTTGGCCCGAACATCAACGTATAAGCTTGCTCTGTGTTGTATACAAACCGAACAAGCTTCGCATCTTCCGAGCTGGATTTAGGTTCCACAATGTATTTAAAGCCTGGTCGCTTGCGAGCACCACCATGCGGAACAACCACAAAGTTCGTGATCTCATAGGCCGCGTTACGATATTTCTCGATATCGACACGGCCTCTTAGCCTTGGGGTAAACTCGCCGGCAGTGAAGTTCGTGATGAGTGTTGCTGTTCTTGCCATCAGAGACGACTATTCACCCATATGCTCGCCTCGAATGAACGCGGCACGCCTTCCTGACTGTCTGCCGTTCGCGCTTCTCTTAACTTGCGCTCGGCGACTTCCCACAATCCTTGTACGCCTGTCATTGACTTCTTGGACGCGGCTGCAAGTTCTGCGCTCATGCGTGCAATCAAAGCATCAATAAACAGATCATCATATTTGCTGATGTCTTCTTGCCTAAAGACGTATTCGATTTTTACCGTTGCATCGTTTGAAACAATAAACCCGGACTCTAGTCGATAATCTGGTTGCCCATCATGGAATTCATTGTTTGCTGACGCTGATGGTGTGTCAATGTTAGTCCGGACTAGCCGGAGAAAGTCATCCGGCAATACGTGCTTATAGGTGTATTCCCAATCTGGCGTTTCGGTTGATAGCGCGAGCGTTGAACGCTTTACTGCGAAGTTCCAGAAATGCCCGCGAAGCATGGCATCACGGGCTTGAGGGTAAGCAATCTTGCATCGGCGAGCGACTTCTGTCCCTTGATCTAGAGAAGTTATCGTTGTCTCGCCGATGCGCTGCAAGGCTAGGTTGCAGATTTCCGTATCAGATGTGATCTGGCTCATTCACCTAGCCTCAAAGCTTAGTCGTGCAGATAGAACAGGCACCCGGCGATGGTGTCTGTGTCTGCGATTGCGGTGCTTGCGCTTGTTGCTCGGATAACAACACCATCTTTGGATTCAAATACTTTGGTGTATCCTGTCGCCGCCAAGCCTGCGAGCGTGGTCAACTCCTCAAAGCCGATCACGTCCGCACTATCAACAGAGATGCCATCAATCAAACCGTCTGGATCAGCAGTAACAGCCGAGCCGTCTAGGTCTGTATAAGCATCAAAGCCGAGATCAAGCGTCGCTGATGCCGTCGTCCAGTTCACATAGAGCCATGAGGACGGCAACAGCAGCCGAACCCGGCCCGCTGGAAGCTTAACCAAAGCAACAGATGAGCCAGAATCACCGGCACCTGATTGCGTATGCTCGAAATACATTCCGCGCACACGGCCTTTCCAATCGCTAGTTTCATTGTTCACCGCTGGTGTAGTGGTGAAAATGTTAGCGTATTGAGTGCTTTCTTGAGTAGTTACAGCCATTGTTATCTACTCCCCTTAAGCGTCAGTCGTTGGAGAAGCACCAGGGTCACATTCGATGTAACCGACACGCTCTTCTTCCATGCGAGTTGCGCCAATTGACATGCAGCAATAGACTTGCGTTGCATAGCCTTTGTCGTCTCGTTCCGTGACGCGGGTTTTCATGTCCTTACCAATCGACAAGAGCATTCCGGACTTAGTCCAGTAAAGCACCTTATCATCGCCGTTGGCATCCACACCGATGCGTTCCGTTGGGATCATGGTGAAACCGCCGTACCGAGCGATATTACCTTCAACCAGCGGCTTTATGCTGTTGTAGTCAGCGTTTGCCACACGCTCATCTTTCATCAAGCTTTCTGCCTGACGAGCATTCACAACCATGAACATTTCTTCGTCGGGGTCGACGCTGTTCTCAAGTAGGTTGCGCTTAGCCCGTAGGATCTTCGCGACGTTCAAACCAGTGTCAGCCGCACTAACGCCTGGCCAAACGGTCTGAACATCAACAACCATTGAGGCATCAAAGGCTGTTTGTGTTGATCCACTTTCTCCAGTGTATGCCGTGCCGTCCGCTGCTGCGATGATCACGTCATCCATTGAGCGGCCCATGGCATACATCGCAGCCGTAGCGTACGGTGACGATGGATCGACGAGCATACGGATACGATCTTGTTCGTCGATCAGATCCGCCCACTCCCAATCTTCAAGCGACACACGCCGACGGGCATGCGGCGTATCCATTCGAGGCGTGTCAGCATGACGTGACGTCCTGCGTTGCGCCTGAGTAGCGCCGATTTGTTCGTAGAAAGCGTTCTTGCCGACCTGTGTTTCATTACGGACGGCGGAGCGCAAGCGCGAGCCTTTTTGCTGAACCAGATGATATACATTGGCTCTATATTGCTCGACGTGCGCCGTTGTTACCTGAGTAGACATAGCTACCAAGCTCCTAAACGGTTGTTGTCAAGGGTGAACCGGATTACCTGCGAATGCAGATCCGTACTGTTTACTGGCGCTTGCGGTAGGCTCGCTAACGGACCCTTTCGGGTTGCCCGTACCTCAGACCAAGTCGCAAAGAGCTATAGGCGTCACCTGATCACGGGTGCGTTGCCGTACAGCTGATTATTCATCGCCGTAAGTTCTCTCACGCGTCGATCATGCTCCGGATGACTGCTGTCATACAAAGCCGCGCTATGTTCTTCACGGTACGATGAAATCTGATTTTCCAAATCGGCCGGTGTTGCCTGCTGAGCATGACCACCAACCAACGATGTCTCGCCGCCCATGTCCTTGCCGATACGGCCGAAGACTTTGAGCATGTTGGGATCATTACCAAGCCCGGTTTCATCCAAGCGCTTTAGGAATTCTGGTGTTGCGTAGGTGCGCAAGGCTGATTTCGCTTGGCCAACAAACTGGTCATAGGCCGGACCCTGCTCTAGCCTCAGTGAGCGTTCAGCCTCTTGCCGTGCGTGCTCTTGTGCCCGCGTGGCGTCAGCGTGCCGTTGCACCATCAATTGATAGTAGCTTTTGTGCAGTGCCTTGGCTTGGCGATCGTTCAAGCCCGCCTGGTGCACTGTTGTTCTGAAATAATCTTCACCGGCTGTATCGTGTTCCATGCCTTGAGGCATTTCGATTTGCTCGAATTCATAGCCGGTCGGCTCTTCAGGACGTCCGAGCTTCGTATAAACCGTGTCCCAATCTTCATCT